ACCATTCTCTAGTTCGATGTCACCTTTGTTCCAAGTAGTGACACCCTGTTGCATCCACTTTGGTAGCAACTCATACATTGTTTGATAACGATCTAAAACCTCACGAGCAGCAGTTGCTTTGTTCGCAAGGATAGCCACAGTTTTGTTGGCTTGGAAAATCGTGTACCAAAGAATGTAAGCTGCAGATGTAGTCGTCTTTCCTTGCTGACGACCTTCCATAAGAATCACACGACGATTATTATGGATTACATTTAATTTGTTCTTTTGACAATCATACAATTTAAATAATTGTAGACCATGATCTAGTGTAACAATATAGCAGTAGGTCTCGATAAAGTATATCGGATCTGCTGCACATTTCATGTACTCCTTTACGTCATCTGGACTAAACTGTACATTAACTCCAGCTGCTTTTAGATTCGAATTCGCATTATAAATCTCAGCCATATTTAAAAATTACTTATCCAAGATTCGGTATCAATCGTAGCATCAGTTACATCACCTTGAGCAGTAAAAACTCTATTTGGATTAGAAAAATCTTCTTTTAATCCAATGTTAGCAGTAACTTCACTAATAACATTTTTAGTAGCCTTAGCACCAAACAAACTAGTTTTTAATGTAAAGTTTAAAGTATGTGTAACGAATCTACGAGTCTGAAAATCTCCGTCATATTCATCTGAAGAAGTTACACTATTTAGAACAATTGGTAAATCTAATACAATATTCATATCAGGCACAGCATTAATTGCTAATGTATATTCTGGAGTGAATGTTGGTAAAATTTGTTCTAGAATTTGAAGTGCATCTTCTTGTGTTTTAGTCAAAATATATAAAGCGATATCAATGTTATACGGAACTGGAGTATACAATGTATCCATACCTAAAGTTGCATCTCCACATTTAATTTGTTGCATACGATTTAATTTACGACTGGAGTCATATGCATAACTATTAATTTCAAACGACATTCTTGGTAGAACTGTATACACATTATTTTCCAGACCTGGATCACCATCAAGTCTAACTATCCATTTTTCTTTTGGTGCATATGCAAGAGGAATTTGTACTCGTTGAATAGTAGTTCCTGTAACAGAGTCACCAGATTTACGATCAATGTAGATATTACTAAACAAAGTGCCAAATGCTACAATACACTTGCGTATAGTTCCATGATAGAATACGTTACTATTAAGCATTGTTTATCTCACCGAATGGATTTGATTCATCAAATATAATATTAAGAGATTCTTTCTTAAATTTATTGTTATCACCGAAAGAATCTGCAGCGTTGTCTATATTAGCCTTAATAGTAGCAGTAGCTGCTGCGCCTGCACCACCACCACCAACAAAACTAATTGCTGGTGGAGTTTGGTATGCAGTTCCAGGGTTGGTTATATCAATGCGAATAATTTTATTGGCAGTTGCACCAGTTCCTCGAACTGCAGTTCCTGCAGCACCTGTACCAGTATTACTTGTAAATACAACAGTAGGAACAGATGTATATCCAGAACCTTGACTAATCACAGCAATACTAACAACTTCACCATAAGAACTTCTTGTAGTGTTAGTTGTATAAGATTTAAGTGATTCAAACGCATCAATTTCATTAATACCTGTATCAATTAGTTCAGAGGCATATTGGAACAGCTCAACTTGTAATTTATAAATGTACAGCTTACCAAGTTGATAAAATGGATCTTGATGTGTTACAAATTTAATTTCAAACAATCCTTTAGTTAGTGGAAAGTAAATTAAATCTCCTTCGTTGGGGCGAGTAGGTATAATGGTTTGACCATAACGACCAACTAATTGTTCCCAACGACGTCTTGCTATTACTAGTGTGGCTGATTGTTCCATCATTAAACCAAACTTTTGAATAAATGCACCTTGTCCTGCAAGAGAATCTACATTTTCAAAATACATCTCAATTGGAAAAGATGATTTAAATTGAGACAAACGATCTTCCCCAAGAATATTATCTTTAGAAACTAATGTTCTTGGAATATAAAAGAACTCATTACCATAAATCTTTAACGATTCGATAATTAAATCTTCTAGTAAATATTGTTCGTTTCTCGTACCTTGAGAAAAATAAACATTAGTTGTTGACATGTTATCCTATGAAGAAATCAAGTGGTGCAGATTTATTCTGTAAGTCGTCTTCTAGTTCTTTAATTTCTGAACTGGCTTCATCATAAAGTTTATCACCATCTAGTGTAACTCCACCTGGAAGTTGTAAACCAGAAAACTTTTTAATATTTGTAGCCCATTGTTTTTTAAATAACGCTGTGGTATAGTGTTTTAACCATGACTCATTATAAACTTTTGTAAATTCATTTGGATCTAAAGCACGATATGCTTGTACGATTATATAATCGCCCAAAATAATATCAGTTTCCCAATTGACGTCTAAATGAATTCTGTTTGTTCTGCGATTAAATCTAAAAAGAGTATGACCATTTAACTCTAAGTCTAATAGTGCCAAATGACTCATAACAGTTTTATAATATATTAGAGAGGTAGAAGTTAAATCATAAAGGTCATTCAAACGTAATTGATATTGTAAATCAAATATGTTTTTAGAACTAGACGCTTGCCCCATGGCTAATATTTTCGTCACACCATAAACTGAGTCGGGGACTTCAACGTATCGTTTATCGTATTCTCTTAAAGTTATACTAGATGTTGTAGCAGTTTGTCCTGAACTAGCACCAGTTATAACTTCTCCTACTGTAAATGTACCAACAATATCTTTAACTAATAATAATGTACCAGTAGATGTACGACTAGTTTCTTTTGTTACTTTTGCAGTCGCACCAGATGTAGTACCTGTAATCTTTTCCGATAGTTGATAATTTGCAGCAACACTAGAAGTTAAAACAATTTCTGAAGCACGTATCTGTGCTTTCATATAAATTTGTTCTACACCTTCATAGTGATACTTTGCCCAATGCTCTATGGCTTCGTCAAGACGATCTTCTAATTGATCGTCATCTACGTTAATCTCCACCACAGGCGCACCAAGCGCACGTAGTGCATATTGTTTTAATCCTGCTCTTGAAGAAACTGCCATTATTTACCTCTATTGTTTTCTCTTATTTATGTTATACATCTAACGCAATCGAAAGTGCAGTGAATAGATCTTCAGCTTGGGCAACAGAGAAGACTAACCAAGTGGAACCACTATAGATAAAATCTACCATAATACCTCCAACATTAAGCGCTAAATCACTAGCAGATGATTTAATAGTTGATCCATTTCTAGCAATAGTTAAATTTATTGAACTCCAATTACCACCATCAATAATACTAACCTGTTGACCAACAGTTGGGGATGCTGGTAAAGTTATAGTAAATGCTCCACCAGAAGTATTAGCTATAAGTCTATCACCAGCAACTGCTGTATAATTAGCAGTTTTTGCTGACCATGTAGACGCTCCTCCAGCAGCAGCAGTTGCCCATTGAACACCAGTACCAGTAGATTGTAAAACCTGTCCATTTGTACCTACTCCACCACCAGCTGTTAAAGTTCCTGTAAGAACTGCACCTGAAAGAGTTTTATTCGTTAAAGTACTAGTTGATGATACAGTTGGAACAACCACACCTTCAACTGCAAGAACACCAGCAGATGAACGAGATAATGTTGTATCAGTAGCGTGTCCTAATTCAATACTACCAACACCAAGTGCAGTAGATGTAGAAGAAGTAATACCGCTGACTGGAAGACCAGTACAGTTTGTTAGTGTACCAGAACTTGGAGTTCCCAACACAGGTGTGACAAGAGTTGGTGAAGTAGAAAGAACTACACTGCCAGTACCAGTGATGGTAGCAAATTCATTATACTCTGGATCCCAGTCTGCTGCAGTAGTTAATGATGTACCAATACACATACATTGAACACTGACACCAGGAATTACAGTTATAACTAGATTTCCACCAGAAGAGTTTACAGTTAAATTACCAGTTGAAGCGTTTTCAATCTCATAGGCAACACCTGCTACTAGTGTACTAGTAACAGGAAGAACAACTGTTTGTGTAGTAGAACCTGTAAATCTTTGATAATGATTGCTTGCTGAAGTTAATGTGGTCGTACCAGCTGCAGTAGCAGTTGTGGTATATCCTAGTTTTATATTGTCAATAACTGGAAAAGTAAGAGTTTTATTTGTTAGTGTACTAGTTGAAGATACAGTTGGAACAACTACACCCTCAACAGAAATAACACCAGCAGAAGTTCTAGCAATAGTAGTATCTGTCGCATGTCC